ATATATACATGCAGTTAACAAGCGTTTTGCAACGGACTTCGCTTTGAAAAGAGTGCGAGCAGGGGAGGAAACGGAGTCATGAAAGACCAAGATAGATGCCCAGAATGCGACACGTTTTGGGAACAGTGTCCTTGCTGCGGGCTATCGTTTTGCCCGGATTGCAGAATGGTTGAAAGTGATGCTGAATTGAAGCTGAAAGAAGACGAGTAACCCAATAGCGACTCAATCAAATGACGCGGAGCGTGGGAGCGTGATACGTGGGAGGTGGAGCATGGGGCAAATGTCGATGTTTAAGCTAGACGAAAACGAGACGCGGCGCCACGTGGAGGAACGTTTGGAATCGGCCCGACTGTACAAGCGTTTCGGCTTCATCCGACGAGAGGCCAAACTAATAGCCACATACAGCGACATGCCGCGAAGCAACACCAATGTAACAAGCAACCAGACGGCTGACCTATCCATATTCAACGTGGACCGCGAGGAGCGGCTGCAGCGAGAATATGACCAAGTTATGCGGGCCGTAGGACAATTGTCAGAAGCACAACGTGAAATCATAGAACGGCGTTATCTGACCGATGAGGGAGTAACGGACATTAACGTATATGTCGAAATGGGAATGCCTGAGCGGAGTTACTACCTCGCCAAGTCCAAAGCAATGCACCGGCTTGCTTTCGCGTTACGTCTTGAGGTCTACGAAGAAACATAAAACGTCAAAAACAAGAGTTGTGTGAAGGGGGGATTACACAACTCTTGTTTTTAAATGTCTACAAACCATAAACTCTCATCAAAATCCATCCTATACCAGGTATAAAGACCCAACGTTCTCCTCCGGGGCCGCCAATTGGTGTCTTGACAGGAGGAATAGGCCCGGTATATTGCTGAGGAGCCGATAAATCTTGTGCAGATAATTGACTAAAAGCTACATTACCCGTTCTAGGATCATAATACTCCATGTCAATATAGTCTGTTAATGGGTTCCCGGTATTATAAGCAGCGGTGATCCTTCCGATTAATTCACCAAGATCTTTGTGATTAACTTTGACATAACCTTTATTTACGTAATTTTGCAAAGCGATAATTGGAGTAGCGTAATAACCCACTTGAAAATCACCTCATTAGCCTATTTGATAAACAACATATGTAGGCAGGAGTATATATGTTACAAACCTTGCTTTACATATAAAAATAAATCATTGCAGACTTTTTGCAGATATTTTGCAGATATCCTGCAGTTCATTAGGAGAAATAGGCTGTATGATTGTATTATGGCAGTAGCGTTAAGGCGCTACCCATGCGGACGTGCGCGTGGGTAACAGAGCCGGCAATAAGGTATCATTCCACCTTGGCAGCCAAGGGGTTAGGCGAGTGGAGTTGAGAACCGTTCTGGCGGGAAACCGCGCCGCGTCTAAAATATCAGGCGTGCGCTGGGGAAGACAAGGCCGCTTCGCGGGTGGTACTTGTTCCGGGAGCCTGGGCAATCGTATGACACGGTGGCGGAATAGGTAGACGCTTGCGGGTGGCTCCTCCTGCGGTAAAGATCGCAACTTAGCCGTATGATCACCCGGTATGGTAGGGGAGCATGCAAGGTGCAAATCCTTGCCCGTATCAAGGCGTGGGTGTGGTCGGCTATGACCTACGGTTATACGGTGGCCACATCTTACATAATGATTGAATGGGCCATTGGCTCTTTCAATAGATTATCTCCCAACTTGGCCGCCCGGAATTATCTGGGCGGTATTTTAATTGGAGGTACTCGTTTCTAAATAAAAAAAGCACTAAAAAGTGCTCTTTTTGTAATGAGTTACTATGGAGAACATTCTGTACAATCAATATGTGGGTAACCTGCGAGATCGCAATAAGCGTTTGCACCACCTAAACAGTATTTTCCCAGGCTGCCGTTGATACAGTTGATTGACTTGTATGTGCATGTTAATAGCTCTGGTTTTGATTGGTTTACCGTAGGTTTTTTTTGATCATCTGCGGTAACTATATATGGTTTGGGTGTTGTACCGATGAATAAACCTGAACTACTAACGATAATAACAAGAAGAATAAATAAAACAAGTGTAATACCAGTATTTGTATATCTCATTTTGTGCAAAACCCCTTTAATAATGTATTTATATTGTCAAGATATGAGTGGAGTAGGCATCTTGCTTGGGTACTAAACCATTTGCGTTACATTTAGAGTCGCTGATTATTCAGCGGCTTTTATTATGCTCAGAAAGGGTGAAGGTCAATGAATTTCGGACAAGCGATTGAGGCTTTAAAAGACGGAGAACTGGTTGCGCGTAAGGGTTGGAATGGTAAAGGCATGTGGCTGCATCTGGTAACACTAAAGGAAACCTATGCCCGCCAGCTCAAAATGGCGGCGAAGGGGCTGAAAACCCTGCCTTATATCGAAATGAAAACAGCAGATAACGAACTTGTGCCATGGCTTGCAACTCAGACTGATATGTTGGCCGAGGATTGGGAGATTGTAACAGTAGTCGCTGGTTAAACAGCGGCTTTTATTTTTACAAAACAACACTAACCAAAATATGGAGGTGGCGAGGTGATGTAAATGGCCGAAAAACATGTTTTAGCCGAGCAGGATTACATGCAAGGCTTGAAGTACAAGGAGATTGCCGAGAAGTACGACGTCACCCTTAACACAGTAAAGTCATGGAAGCAAAGGCATGGCTGGCAGCGCAATAAGGGTGCACCCGACCAAAAAGGTGTGCACACAAAAAGGAAGGGTGCACCCGACGGCAACAAGAACGCATTAGGCAACGAAGGCGGTGCCCCCAAAGGGAACAATAATGCAGTCACACATGGATTCTTTCAAAAATACCTTTCTACAGAGACGTTAGAAATCATGGAACAGATTGCAGAGCGCTCCCCTCTCGATATGCTGTGGGATCAAATAACGATCCAGTACACCGCGATTATTCGGGCGCAGCGTATTATGTATGTCCGAGACCAAGACGACATGACAAAGGTAGTAAAAAAGGATATGGAGATCGGCACGGAGTATGATATCCAGCATGCATGGGATAAACAAGCGACCTTTATATCGGCGCAGAGCCGGGCAATGGGTGAATTGAGAGGGCTAATCAAAGACTTTATGCAATTAAGTGATGAGAGCGACGAACGCCGACTTAAACTCGAAAGAATGCAACTCGATATCGACAAGAAGAAGCTTGAAGTCAAAGAAATGAGCGGTGATAACGAATCCGATGCCCATGCACAGGGTGCTGGATATGCCGAAGCACTGAATGCACAGGCCGCGGAAGTATTCGCGGATGAGGTGAACGAAGATGAGGAAGCGTAAGCGAACCACATCATTTAAGTTCAAACCATTCAGTCGGAAGCAGAAAAAGCTTCTCATGTGGTGGACGGATGCGAGTCCATACCGCGATTACGATATGGTGATTGCAGAAGGTGCCATTCGTTCAGGCAAGACCATCGCAATGATCGATTCATTCCTTACATGGTCGCTCGATAAGCACCGGCATCAGAACTTTATCCTAGCAGGAAAGTCGATGGGTGCCCTTAAGCGTAACGTCCTGGAGCCGATGTTTCAGATCCTGACGGCCAAGGGGATCGACTACCATTACCACCGGTCGGAGAATCCTCATATCATCATCGGTACGAATACATATTATTTATTCGGCGCCAACAATAAAGCGAGCCAGGATACGTTGCAAGGGCTGACGGCAGCCGGCGCATATCTGGATGAGGTTGCACTATTCCCGGAGTCGTTTGTAACGCAGGCTATTGGCCGTTGTTCGGCTGAAACTGGTGATCAGGCCGGGAAAGTGTTTGTAAACTGCAATCCGGCGGGACCGTATCATTGGTTCAAAACCGATTATATCGACAAGGAAAAAGAAAAGAGGATCTATGTCCTGCATTTTACGATGGAGGACAATTTATCGTTGTCTGAACGTGTCAAGGAACGTTTCCGACGCATGTTCAGTGGGGTGTTCTACGAACGCTATATTCTTGGTTTGTGGGTAATGGCTGAAGGTGTTATTTACGATATGTTCGACCGGGGCAAGCACGTTGTAGTGACCGAAGACAGGCCATATACGCAGTACTATGTATCTTGTGACTACGGCACGCAAAACCCGACTACGTTTGGATTGTGGGGCCAATGCAAGGGCGTTTGGTACAAGGTGAAGGAATACCACTATGATGGGCGCTCCAAGAGCCGTCAAAAGACGGACGAGGAATATTGTGACGATCTAATCGAGTTCGTCGGAAAGCTGCCGGTCAAGGGCGTGATAATCGACCCTTCAGCAGCTTCTTTTATTGCCGCCATTAAGAAGCGCGGGGTGTTCCGTGTAATCAAGGCTGACAATGATGTGGTTGACGGTATCCGAGATGTGGCGTCTGCCTTGGTCGAAGGATTGATTAAATATAATAACTGCTGTAAGGAGACATTCCGCGAATTCAGTTCCTACGTATGGGACGAGAAAGCAGCGGCGAGAGGCGAAGACAAGCCCGTTAAGGAAAATGACCATCAAATGGACGCGGATCGGTATTTCGTACGCGGTGTGGTCAAACGTAAGGGTGGCGTATACTTCCCTGATGTTCCTTAAGAAAGGAGGATGCACTTGTTTTTTCAGTTTGGCGATGAAATGAAGAATATCGAGTCGATACTGCGTGAAGGAGCAATGTCTGAGGCGAATCGCAAGCAGATTATCCAAATTGAGACGAGCGAATGGCGTTCATCAGAAAAACATAAATGGATGGAAGTGGGCGAACGTTATTATCGCACAAAATCAGATATCCTTGATCGGCAGCGCACGGCAATAGGTGCTAGTGGTGCTAAAGAGGTTGTTGGAAACTTAGCCAATAACAAACTAGCAAATGCCTTTATACGTAAATTGGTCAATCAAAAAGTAGGATACTTATTAGGTAAACCTTTGAGTATTCAAACAGAGAATGAATCGTATCAGGAATTACTGACCATTTTCTTTGATGAGGACATGCATCGCAGACTTAAGTCACTTGGTAAAGAGGCAGTCAATAAAGGAATCGCATGGATGCACGTCTATTATGACGAAGCAGGCACACTAAGATTCAAAAAGATGCGCAGCGAAGAAATCATTCCATTATGGGTTGATGAGGCTCATACTATCTTGGATGCAGTTATTCGGGATTATGAAGTTATTGTGTATGAGGGACTTCAGCGTAAGACCTTACGGAAAATTGAATGGTGGGATACAAAGGGAGTTAGGAGATACGTTTTTGATGGCTCGGAGCTTGTGGCAGATGCAGAAGTTGGTGACGAAGGGGCGCACTTTTCTATGGTTGATAGTGATAGGGAACAACTTATGAATTGGGAGCGCGTCCCCTTCGTTGCGTGGAAATATAATGAGGAAGAGCAGCCACTTGTTGAAATCATAAAATCTCTGGTAGATGACTATGATCGCAATAAATCCGACAATAGCAACAATTTGGAAGACTTGCCGGAGTCCATTTATAAGGTTAAGAACTTCAGTGGAACCGATGCCGCTGAATTCAGAAAAAACCTTGCTCTATTCAGAACTGCTTTTGTGGACGGAGATGGCGACGTTGATGCTTTGGCGTTGGCTATTAATGTAGAGACATACAAAACGCACATGGAACAGGCGCGAAAGGATATATATGAGTTTGGGTGTGGGGTTGATACACAAGGCGTCGAAATCGGTAGCGCGCCAAGTGGTATCGCCCTACGCTTCCTGTACTCTGACCTTGATCTTGACGCAAACCTAATGGAAACGGAGTTCCAAGCATCTCTTGCACAGCTTCGTTGGTTTATAGATGCGCACCTATATAATACAACCAAAGTGGACTACATCAATGAGAAAGTCGAGTTTACCTTCAACCGTGACATGCCGATTGATGAAGAATCAATTATTTCCGGAATAAAAGATAGCGTAGGCATCTTATCGGATGAAACGCTTGTTGCGCAGCATCCATGGGTGAGAGATGTTCGCGCCGAACTGGATCGCATCAAGAAGCAAAAAGAAGAAGCACTGCATCGGACATCCACTGCATATGGCGGGCTAGGAAATGGAGGTGATCCTAATGATGGAGAAGGAGACGAACAAGAAGGTGAATGAACTAGTTCAAGGAATGGTAAACTCCTACCTCGAATCCATTAAGTTGGGGCATTTTATAGAGGCACAAGATATTTCTGCTCTTGCTGAACTTATTGATGCAGTAGGCGAACCTAAGGGGACTTCAGCGGCAATTGGTTTCAAAGTGCCTACAACTGCTGGTGACGACGAATGAAGCCGGAAGAATACTGGGCTAAGCGGATGGAGGACTTGAACGAGGCAGTGCTTAAGAAGGGCGAGGGCTACATCAAGGTTCAAAGTACCGAGTATGACAAAACTCTTACCAGAATAAAAAAGGAAACCGATGCTTGGTATGGTCGCATAGCAAAGAACAATAATGTTGGCATGGCCGAAGCCCGCAAGCTTCTATCAGCCAATGAGCTCCAAGAGTTCAAATGGAGCGTTGAAGATTACATCAAAGCCGGTCGCGAGAACGCAATTGATCAACGATGGATGAAGCAGCTCGAGAATGCCAGTGCTAAAGCACACATTACCCGACTGGAAGAACTGCAAACCAAAATACAGCAGGAGGTCGAGTTGCTGACTGCGCGGCGTGTCAAAGGAACCACGGACGTCCTAGGAGACGTTTATAAGTCTGGGTACTATAAAGGTATCTACGAGGTGCAACGAGGTACAGGCGAGGGCATTCCGTTCGCTAGGTTGGACGGCAAACAACTCGACAAGGTGTTATCCAAGCCGTGGACGCCAGATGGTCGCAATTTCTCAGCACGCATATGGCAGGATCGGGACAAACTACTGGCTGAGCTGCAAACGGTACTAACGCAGGACTTGATTCGCGGGGAGAATGCTGACAAGGTGATTGCGGACTTTGCCGACCGGATGGGAGTTAGCAAGCGAGCCGCAGAACGCCTGATACTGACGGAGTCGGCTTATTTTGCTGGTCAATCTCGACTTGATGGGTACAAGGAACAGGGAATTGCACATTACAAGTTTGTGGCAACGCTGGACAAGCGAACATCGGCGCAATGCCGGGACATGGACGGAGAGCGCATTCCATTGTCTGAGGCAAAGCCTGGCGTAAATTATCCGCCGCTGCATGCTTACTGTCGTTCTACAACCATTCCCGTTTTTGACGACGGGATGAAAGAACCTTCAGAGCATGGGGAGCGAGCTGCGCGTGGTAAGAATGGTAAGACGTATAGTGTTCCGGGTAATATGACATACAAAGATTGGGCCGATAAACATGCGCCGTCTGCGGAGGGGCCGCCGAAGATAACAGAGACACCGCCAGTTACACCACCGCAGGTTAAAACGGTGCCCGATGAAAAGATGGCTGATATCGAAATGCCGGGTTCGGAACCCAAAGATGTTCCAATCCAACCAAAATTGGAACCGAATAAACCGCCTGCGCCGAAACTGGAGGAAAAGCTTGTTCCAGAACCGCCGCCACTCACGAAACAAGAAGAGGCTGCTGTCTCTCGTTATATCGGTAGTGAGTCTTATGTCCTTAATGACAAACTGCGACATGGTCAACCGCTCAATAGCAACGAAATGGAATGGGTTAATAAATTGGATAAGGCCCTTAGCAAGTTACCTTCATACAGGGGTGATGTCACTCGATCATTACATTTTGCATCAATCACAGCACTGAATAAATTTATTAAAGACTATGAGCCTGGTGGCGTGGTACAATGTAATGAGTATCTGTCCACAACTGTAGGCAGCACTTACAACCCTGAAGGACAGGTTCAGATTTATATTTTAGACGCTGCTTTAGGGAAAGACATTGTGAAGTATAACGAGACTGAACAAGAAATCTTATACCAACGTAATTCTAACTTTGAGGTTATTGCGGTAGAAGTGATAAATGGTGTGTACCATATCTTGCTAAGGGAGATAGGGGAATGAGTCAAGATAAGAAGCCATTCACAGATCGGCGATGGACTGATCCGCCAGCAGTTAAGGTAATTGGGCATCGGGAACTGTCAGAAGAAGAAAAGCAAGAAGGGAAAAATAAACTCCACGAAATCTTGCGTAAAAATGGGGTTTTAAAAGACGAATGAAAGCACTCACGCTATGGCGAGGGTGCTTTTTTGATGGGCTCCGGTTGAGTGCCGGGGCCTTTAAAGAACAAGACATCACCGGACGCGACCGGGTAAAAAGCGTAGATGAATGGAGGAAAAGAGATGAATAAGGAACAGTTTGTCGCTATAGGATTGACCGAGGAAATGGCTGAAAAGGCTGCAGCAGCATCTACGGAGGAATTGAAAGGATTTATTCCTAAAGCACGCTTTGATGAAATTAACTCGGCCAAAAAGAAGGCAGAGGACGACTTGAAAGAGCGCGATAAGCAGCTAGAGGATTTGAAAAAGTCTAGCGGTGACTCTGAAGCACTCAAGCAACAGATCGAGAAGCTGCAGGGAGAGAACAAGGCGGCCAAGGAGAAGTACGAGGCCGAAGCGAAGGAACTGCGCCTTGGTACTGCGGTCAAGCTGGCTCTTACCGGCAAAGTACACGATCCAGACATCGTGGCCAGCCTGCTCGACAAAACGAAAATCGAACTGGACGACGCTGGTAACGTTAAAGCCGGTCTGGACGACCAAATCAAAGCCCTGCATACAAGCAAGGCTTTTTTGTTTGTCCCAGAAGACAACGACGGAGGTCAATTCCAGTTTAAAGGTATGAAGCCACCAGAAGGTAGCGGTGGTACCGGAACTGGCGGCGGTAATAACCAAGCGGGTGATTTCGGTAAACGACTTGCCGAATATGCAAAAGGTAATGATGGCCTTGATAAGGCACGAGCATCCTATTTTGAATAATGGAGGTTGAGCAGTAATGAGCAAATTTGTTGAAACGAATTTCAGCAACAAAAAGGTAATTTTGAAATTTCCAGATCACTACTTAAACTTAGCTGTAACGGTAAGTGATGTAGGAGTTACGCCAAATGCTGATGGCAAGAAAATTGTTCCCGCTGGTACGATTTTAGGCGGTGGCGTGCTGTCTGATCCTACTAAAAAAGCTGTAAAAGCTAATGACACTACATCAGAAGGTGTTCTATTCAATGACGCTGATGTGACATATGGGCCTGCTCCTGGTGCGATGACAATTCACGGCTTTATCGATAAGAACAAGATTCCAGAAGCCCCGACAGCCGAAGCTGTAGCGGCGCTGAAGCAAATCACATTTATCGCCTAATGGCGGAAAGGGGTTTATAAATGCCAACTATTTTTGATCTTGTAAATGCAAAGAATATCTCGACATTTTACCTTGCGAATCCATCGAATAATATTCCTTACTTGGGAGCAACGTTGTTCCCGGCAAAGAAGCAACTCGGTCTTGATCTTTCTTGGATTAAAGGTTCTAAGGGCCTTCCAGTACAATTGATGCCGTCCGAATTTGATGCAAAGGCAACGCTGCGTGATCGCATTGGTTTCAAAAAAATCGAGACTGAGATGCCATTTTTCCGAGAGTCGATGAAGATTGGTGAAAAAGATCGGCAAGAACTGAACAAACTGGCCGCATCACAAAATGAAGCTCTCATTATGCCTGTAATCAATGCAATTTACGATGACGTAGCGAATCTTGTGACTGGTGCGCAAGTTGTGCCAGAGCGTATGATAATGCAACTGCTCTCATCCGGTAAAATTAACATCAGTGCAAATCGTCTATTCTACGAGTACAACTACAAAATGCCGGATGCTCACAAGATCACTTTGGCTACAGATGCAGATAGATGGTCGCATCCTGATGCTGATATTGTCGGGGATATTAAAGATTGGCAGGACATCGTAGAGGACGATACTGGCGTAAGGCCAACTAATGCACTTTGTACCCGCAAGACATGGAACTATATCCTGAAGAACGTTCCTATACGTAAAGACATGAACCCATTGGGTGGCCAGAACATCATTATGACTGACTCTATGATGAAACAATATCTTGAAGCAAAACTAGGTTTGAAAATCGCGGTATATAACAAAAAGTTCGCCCTTCAGGACGGTAGTTCCCAGTTGTTCTACCCTGATGATCACTTCACATTATTCCCTGACGGAAATCTCGGGAATACGTACTATGGTACAACACCAGAAGAATCTGATTTGATGACAGGAAGTTCTGTTGCGGATGTATCCATTATCAATACAGGTGTTGCGATTACTACGATTAAAGAACCTCACCCAGTGAACGTTAATACGATTGTATCGGAGATCGTCTTGCCGTCGTTTGAAACTATCGACACTATCTTTATTGCAAAAGTAGCTTAATGGGGAGGCTAATAGCCTCTCTTCTCTCTAGTAAGAGGAGGAATGCAAGTTGACAAAGAAAACAGAGAAAACCAACCCAGAAGTAGTGACAGTTGTGTGGTCTGCTTATGTGAAGTACAGGGGTGAACGGTATGCGGTTGGACAAAGGGCTGAGATTCAAGCAAGCGATTATGACGAACTTGCGAAGTTGGATGTTATCCAGCAGTAGGAGGGTGTCTACATGGCTAGTGCAGACATTTGGCCGATTGTAAAATCACGCCTTGGTTTGCCGGATGACAATCATAAAGAATTGGTCGGAACGTACATCGAAGAGATCGGGAACCGAATTAAGCATTACTGCAATATCTCCTCAATCCCTGAAGCCCTCAAATTCGCTTGGACATCAATGGTCATCGATGCGATCCGGGTTGAATTGCCTAACATCGACGAAATAGCAAATACAGCCGGGGGCGGGAGCGCTGTAAAGATTGGAGATACACAGGTAGGCGGCGAGGTGTCCAACACATCAAAGTCAGTCATTGATTCGGTAGTACTAAATTATCGAGTCGATCTAAACCGCTATCGGAAACTGAGGTGGTAGGCCGTGATTAACTATAAGAGGCACCGCAAAGCGATTGAGAAGATGTATGAAGACAGGGCAACGATAAGCCGGTATGGCAGTTACAAAGATCCAGTTACCAAAGAGACGAAGCAGAAGCTGCAGCTGGTGTATTCGAATGAGCCTTGTAAGCTTTCGCAATCCGGACTGGCACGCAACGGGCAAACTGAAGCGCAAAACGATTTACAATATGATGCAAAACTGTTTATATCCCCTGAAATTGAAATTAAACAGGGGGATATGATCGCAATTACACGCTCAACAGGACAAGTTGAGAAATATGTTGCAGGCAAGCCGTTCCCGCCGTACCCGTCACATCAAGAAGTCAATTTGTCGCAGAAGGACTGGGCGTAATGGGCAAAATGGGGGAGTTTGATATTTCAGAGTTTGAGAAGTTTGGCGATAATCTCAAGGCTATGAAATCGGCATGGCCTGTTTTTAAAAAAGAATGTGTCGTCGAACTTGCGAACCGGTTACTCGCAAAGGTCGTGCTACGCACGCCGGTTAAAGACGGTAAACTGCGTCGTGGATGGACGATTGGACAGGTTTCAATAACATCCACAGGAGCAGATATAGAGGTATTTAACCCAGTGCCTTACTCTCCATACGTAGAATACGGCCACCGGACGCCCAATCATCAAGGCTGGGTCGAGGGGCGGTTCATGATGACGATCAGCGCACAAGAACTAGAGCGTGAACTGCCCGCGATCATGGAACGCAAGCTGGAACAATTCATGGTCAGGTTTTTGGGGAGATGATGTCGTGGAAGTAACGATTAATGATGTGAGATATGCAGTCCACAACGCCCTAGACGCAGCATTCCCAGACATTCCTATATCCGGCGAGGAGATTAAGCAAGAGCTTAATCCACCTCGCTTTTTTGTACGCCTTTTGGAACCGGCACATACGCAGGAGCTTGGACGGAGGTTCCGGCGGAATCATCCATTTGTAATTCGTTATTTTGCACCGGACAGGGCGAATGAAGATATGTACAGCATGGCAGAACGTCTAATGGCAGCTACTAAATGGATCATGGTCGGCGGGCGCCAATGTCCGGGGCATGGTATGCGATTTCAAATTGTCGATGAGGTGCTCCATTTCTTTGTAACATATAGTGTGCTTGTTTGGGAACATCAGGCGGACGACCCTAAAATGCAGACTCTTAAACAGGAGGGGAGAAGTCGATGAGCAAGAAAGTGGGACAATTAGAGCAGACAACGGCACCAACATACACCAAGGCGCAATTTTTAGCATCGAGCCGGTTTACTGCGGCGCAGCGCGACATCTTGGCGGCAGTGTTGGCCGATGATAAGACATACACGGATGACGAGGCCCGCAAAGCTGTGGAATCGTACTTAAGAAAGGAAGTGAAGTAAATGGCAGGAGGAACATGGGTAACACAAAATAAAGTCAGACCTGGTACCTATATCAACTTCAAAGCGCGTCCGCAACCCCTTGGAATCTTGGGGGATAGAGGAGTTGCTGCATTTCCTACGGCGTTGCCCTGGGGAAACCCTGAAGGCGTGATTGTCCTGGAGGCTTCGGAGTTTATGGACAAATCACAGGCACTAATCGGCTTCCGGGCGACAGATCCACGTATCCGTCATATCGCTGCAGCAATATCCCACGCTCGAACGGTGTTGCTGTACCGGCTTGGCGGCTCGGGGGCGGTCAAGGCCAAGGCAACCGAGGGGCCGCTGACGGCCACGGCCAAATGGGGCGGCTCGCGCGGAAATAATCTGCAAATCGTCATACAATCTAATATCGATAACCCCAAAGCCTACGATGTACGTACTTTGCTGGACAGCGAAGAGGTTGAGATTCAGACGGTGGCTAAGATCGGGGATCTGCAGCCGAGTGCCTACATCGACTGGTCGGGTACCGGGACGCTGACGCCGACAGCTGGAATCAAGCTCACCGGCGGCGCCGACGGTACGGCTGGAGGCTCGGACTTCTCGGCAGCGTTGACCGCATTTGAGGCCCATCAATTTAACGTACTGGGCGTGCCCCTCACAGATTCGATGAGCAAGCAGCTCGCTGCGGCTTATGTCCGGCGGCAGCGGGAAGAGGAAGGTAGGAAGTTACAGGCTGTACTGGTCGGTTATCCGCAGGCGGATTACGAGGGGATCATCAGTCTGAAAAACGGTGTCATTACTTCGGACGGACTCAAGGTAGCACCGGAAATGCTGCTGTGGGAGATCGCCGCAATGCAGGCGGCGGCAAATGTAAGTGAATCGTTGACATATACAGCGATACCGAACGCAGTAGATGCACACCCTCGCCTGTCTAACGGTGAGACGATTGCGGCGCTGAGAAAAGGTGAATTGGTGATTACAGCAGTCAATGGTACGGCTGTGATAGAGCAGGATATCAACACGTTGACGAGCTTTAATCCGAAGAAAAGCCGGGCATTTTCGAAAAACCGTGTTGTCCGTGTCCTGGATAGTATTGCTAATGACGTCAAGCGTATCTTTGACCAGTTTTACATCGGCAAAGTGTCGAACAACGATGATGGACGGGCATTGCTGAAGGCTGAGGTTGTGTCATACTTGCTCAACCTGCAGGGGATTGGCGCTATTCAGAATTTTGATAGCCAAAAGGACATTTCTGTGGCGCAAGGAGTCGATGTGGATTCCGTTCTCATTGAGCTATCCATTCAGCCAGTAGATTCGATAGAGAAGATTTATATAACCGTGGAGGTGAAGTAGGATGGCCTTTTTCCGTGAGACGGACGCAATCAGTGGCAAGATGGCAAAAGCCTATGCCACTATTAATGGACGCGTAGAAGAATTGTTCTATGCTAAGGCTCTTGAAGCAACGATCGAGAAAAATAAGGTGGATGTGCCGGTGCTAGGCCGCACTAATACACCGCAGCGCTCTGCTGGGTGGTCTGGAACGGGTACATTGACTGTTTATTATGTCACGTCTCAATTTCGTCAACTCATGAGAGAGTATATTCGAACCGGGAAAGATTTCTGGTTTGATCTGATGGTGGTAAACGAACAACCTGGCAGCTCCACTGGGAAACAAACAACGATCCTGAAGGGTTGCAACCTTGACAGTGTAGTCGCTGCGAGTTTCGACGCATCCAGCGACGATATGATCGAGGAAGAACTGCCATTTACATTCCATGATTACGACATTCAAGACCAGTTCAATGAAATTTCGGGAACTTAATTATGGCGCGGTCGTTCGGTCGCGTCTATTTATATCGAATCATATGGAGGATGAAAATATATGAATCTACAAGAATTTTTGAACGCTAACCCTGTTGACAATTTGACGGATGAAGTAGCGATTTCACCGCGCTTTAAAGACGTGGATGGGAATCCACTTAAGTTTACGATCAAGGCGATGACACCAGCGGAATTTGAAGATGTCCGTAAGCGAGCGACGCGAATTTTAAAAAACAAACAAGTCGAGTTTGACAGCCGGAAATTTAATCTGAGTATCGCAATCAATAACACGGTCAATCCTGACTTTAAAGATGCTGAGTCTATTAAAAAGTTGGGTGTTAATACTCCAGAGGAGTATGTGCAACGTGTGCTTTTGGCCGGCGAATTGACCACGCTTGTCCAAAAGATCAACGAGCTGAGCGGTTTTGATGTTGCAATGAATGAACTGGTCGAAGAGGTAAAAAACTAATTCAGGAGGGCGATCCGGACGCGAATTATGCGTATTATGCCCTCCATGAACTGCATATTCTGCCTCACGATCTCATGTCGATGACGGAGCGACAGCGAGTCACTATCTACGCCATGATATCGGAGCGAATCGATCAAGAAAAAGAAACGAGAAGAAGGAAGAAGAATAAAAAAAGATAGACTCCTTAAAAATTGGTAAATACCGACTCGAAATAGGAGTCGGTATTTTTTTGGAGAGGGGGAGATTGCGTGTCTACGATAGCAACACATCTACGGATGATAGATCAGTTCGGCGCGCCTCTTCGCCGGGTGAGCAATCAAGTTCAGACAACCATAACGAGCCTACAGCGCATGCGTCGGTTGGTAGAACATCCGATAAGAGGTATTGAAATTCATGTCGACTCGACACAAGCGCTTAATGATGCCTCCCATCTCAGCAGTCAGGTAGCTGCTAGGATTGGAAGGATAGAGGCGGATGTCAAACTAAACTCGACACAGGCACTCAACGAAGCTTCGAGAATAAGGAGCCAGATAGCATCAAGAATTGGGACGATTGAGGCTGATGTGCAGCTACATGTTAATGCTCGCTTATCAGGAGCCATGGGAAGTCTTGACACCACAATGGATCGCTTGCGATTAGAGATTCAGCGACTCATTCAAACTCTGCAAAACAGCAACGGCCCTGGAGGTGGGGGAGGCGAAGGCGACGGAAATAGCAATCCTCTACTTGCTATCCCCAAGGGGTTAATCGCAGCACTTGCAGGAGTGATGGCGACTGGTGCGCTCATAAAAGGGACGGTCGGAGGCGCCATGGAACAGCAGCAGATACAAGGAACAATGCAAGCCCTAGTCGGTGTGGACGCAAGCCAAGCAGAGGCGATGTTGCAAGGGATTAAGGATATCTACGCTGCGGGATGGGGCGAATCTCTAACTGCTGTAGGTAATGATATTGCAACCGTGCGACAGAATTTAAAAGGTTTGTCGCAGGAAGCATCGGAGGCATATGCACAATCGGCCTATGCGGTTGAACAAGTGGCAAGAGGCAAAACTGATATTGGCGAACTCTCCAAGGTTACGCGGACACTTATGGCTAACTTCCAGGGTTTGGACGAGACACAGGCGCTTGATATGATTACAACTGGATTCCAGCGAGGGGGAGATTACGCTAATGATCTCCTTGATACGGTAAACGAATACGCCGTACACTTTGCCGGTCTAGGAATGTCGGCTGAACAGATGTTTGCAACATTAATTACAGGCAGTGAGCAAGGCGCGTGGAACTTGGACAAGGTTGGCGACGCTGTCAAAGAGAGTTTCATTCGGATGCAGGACCTTTCCGAAACCAGTAAGCAAGCATTCCAAACCCTCGGTTTAGATGCTAATCAGATGGCAGCACAGATTGCTGCAGGCGGGGAAACTGCCAATCAAGCTTATCAAGCAACGTTGCTGGCTCTTGGCAACATGGAGAACGCCATAGATAGAAATACGGTCGGTGTTAAGTTATTCGGTACCATGTGGGAGGATTTAGAGGATTCTGTTGTACTTGCGATGGCAGAAGGTCAGTTGGGTCTCGGTGAATTTGAAGGGGCCACAAAACGGGCAGCGGATGCCTTGCAGAATAATATGGGTTTTCAGTTGGAGCAGTTCAAGCGCAACTTTGCCCTTGGGTTTGCCGAATCCGGACAGGGAGCAGTTGAAGCATTGGCTCCTTTGATCGCCATGCTTAACGAAGCTTTTCAATCCGGAAAATTTCAGCCGTTCTTCGATGGTTTAGCTGCTGGCCTTTCCTTTACAGCACATATGGTTTCCATTTTAGTGGAAAACGCCCTATGGTTATCGAACGTGATATCTGACTGGACGTTGATTGAACCGGTTATCTGGGGGATTGTGGGTGCAATGGGGACCTACTTGTTATTAACCCAAGCTCTAACCATTGCTACCAAAGGTTTAGCTATTGCAATTAATATTGCAAAAATAGCACAGGCTGCATTTAATTTTGTCATGAATATGAATCCATTTGTTCTTATTGCAACCTTAATAGTCGGGATAATCGTTGCACTAATTGCGTTATGGCGGACAAATGATCAGTTTGCTGCTGCCTTAATGCGGGGTTGGAATGCGATTCTAAACTTCTTCGATCGAATTCCAGCATACTTCTGGCAACTTGTAGAGTGGCTTATGACACCTTTTGAGTGGTGGGCAAGCAGTGTAGGGAAAATATATGATACCGTCATTAATGGAATTATTAAGGGTATAAACTCGGTATTATCACTTATCAATAACGTGACGGGATCATCATACGAAATTGCGGCAGAATTTTCATATGAAAACGTAGCAAAAGGCGTTAAGGAGTATGCGCAGATCAAAAAGGATCAAGCTTATGCTAGTGCAGCAAAGAAGGCGGCAGAACGAGAAGAATCGGTAAAAAAATTCTTGGAAGACCGACAAGCCAAACGAGCAAAAGAGGAAGCTGAAAAAGAGGCGAAGAATAAAAAATCAATTGAGAATAACATAAGGAAGGGTTTTGGAGTTGGTAAAGGCCCGCCAGAAAATCCTGCTGGCATTGATAAGGACATTGACAAGGTGGGTAAGGTAGGGCAAGTAGACAAAATCAAAGATAAGGTGGACATCTCTAGTGAGGATCTTAAATTGATGCGTGAATTAGCGGAGATGAAGAACATTCAAAACTTCGTTACGCTCAAGCCTTCTATCAAATTTGGAGATACTCATGTCCGTAATGAGAGTGACATTGATACACTCGTTACACGTATCAACGAAAAGCTGGAAAATGACATTGCTTCATCTGTGGATGCCGTTTATGTATAAGGAGTGGGAGGAAGATCATGCGAGTATATGGTGTGGAGTTGAGTTTCAACAATAAACAAGAAGTGCTACAGCTTCCGATCAACCCCTCCTCTATTGATGTAAGTGGCTCTGGTCAGAGTAGCACATATGATGTCGTCGGACTCGGGCAGATAAATGTAATCAAGGACAAGCAACTGACGGAGTACAGCTTTAGTGGTCTGTTCCCCGCGCAATGGTATCCATTTGTGACGACGGACGAACTATTGCATCCAGTCGAGTATATAAAGATGATAGAAAAGTGGTGGGTTACGAAGCGGCCGATTCGGTTTATTTTTACAAGCGACACCTACGACATAAATACGGCTGCAAGTATCGAGTCTTTTACATGGAAGGAAGTTGCAGGCGGCAGTGGTGATATCGAATATGACATCAAGTTAAAGCAATATCGGTTCTATGCTGCTAGAAAAATTGTTACAAAGACAGTCTCCAATGGTACACAAAAGAAAGTGCAGAAGACAAAAACGGCAGCGCGGCCAAATGATAAGCAGAAACCGAAAACGTACAAATTGAAATCCGGTGACAGTCTGTGGGCTATTGCTCAAAAGCAGTTAGGCGACGGCTCCCGATGGAAAGAAATTCAGAAGCTGAACGGGATTAAGGATTCTGAACTGAAAAAATTTCCAAACGGGAAGGTGTTGAAATTGCCATGACAATCGACGTGAAGATCATAAACCGTCAAGGTACGAAGGATGATGCTGAATGGGATGTAAGCGAGATCGTTGAGGGGTTGACATGGAAAACATCTCGAATCGGCAGGGCGGGCAGTGTATCTTTCAGATTGATTAAGTCAAATCAGACAGCAAAGTTCACATACAATAACGGAGACATTGTTCGGGTTCGAGTTGATAAGAAAGATGTTTTCCATGGTTACATTTTTTCAATCGAAGAAGGCCATGACGAAGTCATCAAAATAATTGCTTATGACCAGATGCGGTACTTGATGAACACTGACACCTATGTTTTTAAAGGGATAACAGCAACTGAAGTGCTGCAGCGCATAGCAAAGGACTTTAATCTTAAGTTGGGCAAAGTGGACAATACCGGTTACAAAATTCCTAAGATGAGTGAGGATGGACAAAAGCTGTTAGATATTATCTGTAAGGCTATAACACTCACTTATTCGAACACGGGAAAGGATTATTGCCTCTATGATGATTTCGGATCACTGTGCCTTCGAAGTGTCAATGATGTGCAACTTGATCTGATTGTAGGCGACGGCAGCTTGATGTATGACTACGGAATCAAGCGGTCAATTGATAGCGGCACTTACAACCGGATAAAGCTGTATAAAGACAATAAAAAGACAGGCAAACGAGAGATATACATGGATCAGGATAGTGTCAATATCAAGCGCTGGGGTGTCTTGCAGTTGTACCAATCGGTTGATGAGGACATGAATATAGCTCAAATCAAGCAGTTGCTGACTAACTTAGCTAAGCTCAAAAATCGGGAAACAAAGTCGCTTAAGGTCAATGCAATCGGAGACATCCGGGTTAGGGCGGGTATGTGCGTTCGAATTTGCATATCTGAGTATGGTGTGGATCAGGCACTGTTGGTTGACGAGTGCAGTCACAATTTTGATGGATCTGCCCATAATATGTCATTAGATTTAAGGGTGGTTTAGATGGCGGATTTACTTGGAACTTTAAAAAAGGCTGCTATGGATGCAGTGTTAGCTAGTAATCCGGCTGCGATGATGTTCGGGGAAGTAACCAGTACAAATCCGTTGGAAGTGCTTGTGGATCAACGATTCACGCTCCCAGCGGATTTTTTAATTTTGCCTGAGTCACTGACGGAACATAAGGTCATGGTTAACGGACAAGAGACTGTAATCGGACGCATGCTTAAGGCAGGAGATAAGCTCCTGCTACTTCGGATGCAAGGTGGGCAACAATATCTGATTTTGGACAGGGTGGTGATAGGTAGTGATTCCTGATGTTGATGCGGAACTCTTAGATGAGCCGTTGGATGACGAACCGTCGCCATCCCTGACATGGAAACTTGATTTGGAGAAGGGGCGAGTCGTTGGGAAGACGGACGGCCTTGAAGCCATCAAGCAGGCTGTGTTTAAGGTGTTTCAAACCGATCGCTTTTGGCACGACATATACACATCTGATTACGGCCATGAACTGACATTACTGCTTGGCAGCAGCCCAGTATTCGCTCAATCCGAGGCGATGCGGATAATTCAAGAAGCTCTTGTGTCGGATGACAGGGTTCAGGCGGTTGAAAATGTAGTGGTCGAAATACAAGGGGATCAGATTACAATCCGGTTCACCGTCATGACTGCTTACGGGAGTTTCGAACAGGAGGTGAACCATGATGTACGATCACATGACGTTTGAATACATTTTGGATCGTATGCTTGATAGGGTGCCGGATACGATTGATAAACGTGAGGGCAGTCTTATTTACGATGCCTGCGCACCGGCGGCGGCCGAACTAGCGCAGATGTACATTGATCTGGACATCAATTATAACCTTTCGTTTGTGGATACAGCCTCTGGGGAATACCTCAGCCGGAAGACGTCCGAATTCGGCGTAAACCGTGCACCGGCCTGTCATGCAGAGCGCAAAGGGCTGTTTTACGGGGCTGGCAATGTCCTTATGGATGTGCCACTGGACAGCCGGTATTCGATCAAGGACTTGACCTTTGTTGCCAAGGAAAAGATCAGCACCGGAATATATAAAATGACATGCGAAGCGCCGGGCACGGTCGGTAATGAGCAGTTTGGCACGATGCTGCCGATCGACTACGTCGCTGGTTTGAATCGGGCGGTGTTGGCCGAGGTACTAGTCCCAGGGGAGAATGAGGAATCCGACGATGCGCTCCGGCAACGTTTTTATGAAGCGGTCAACGAACCAGCATTCGGCGGTAATGTCGCTGATTATAAGCAGCGAATCAACTCCATTCCAGGCGTCGGGGCCACGAAGGTTTACCCTGTTTGGCAGGGTGGTGGCACAGTCAAGTGTACGATCATTGCCGCAGACTGGACGCCTCCGTCTACTACACTTGTCGATGAGGTACAGACTATTATCGATCCGACGGTAAACAGCGGCAAGGGACTCGGTCAGGCACCGATCGGTCATAAGGTGACTATTGTGGGCGTGACTGGAATCAAAATTGATGTTGAAACAACACTGACCCTTTCGACTGGGCTAACGCTCGGACAGGTACAGGCTTACGTCGAAGTCGCCATTTCTTCTTATTTATTCGAGCTTCGGAAGGATTGGTACTTGCAACAACAGCTTGTCGTTCGGACGGCACAGATCGATGCACGTATTTTGACCGTGACGGGTGTTGAGGACGTTGTCGGTACGACCATAAACGGATCGTCGGAAAACCTGACACTTAGCTCCGACGAGGTACCGCAGTTGGGGACGGTGACGATCCGTGGCTAATCGGATTCTTAAACATCTGCCTGAGTTTTACGGAGATATCGAGGATTTGGCCGAATTGGCCGATACGGAGAGTATTGAGCTTAATGCGCTTGAGGGCAAGATTCATCAACTTTTTGCTGATCAATTTGTACTGACTTCGAGTATCGAGGGTATCAGGCGGCGTGAAGCAATGCTCAGCATACAGGCCGACCCTGCTACTGAATCTTTCGAGTTTAGGCGGCAGCGCATAATTAACCGCTACCAAATGAAACCGCCTTTTTCAGTGCGCTTTCTGCAGCAACAATTAGATGCTCTCGTCGGAAAGGGCAGGACAGTTGTATCACTAGATGATCTAAACTACACCATGACTATCACAACAAGTACAGATGATGCGCCCTTGTTCCGAGAGGTTGAACATAGTGTCGGTGTCGTGAAGCCTACGAATATAGTCTATCACCAGAACACCGCATTAGCTGATTGTATCAAGCTCATTGAACGCATCGCGAAAAAAACAGTTATATGGAATTACAAATTGGATGGCTCGTGGTCGCTGGGTGAAAAACCATTCGCTTCTTTTGGGCATGAGGAGGTATTGAATTGAAGTGATAATAACAAAATTTTTGAACGAAGTCGCTAATTATACCGATACCCGAGCTGTAAAGGTAGTCTTAAACGGCACGTATGAGATTACCAAGTTTATCGTCAAGCAAGTTGATGGGAGCCTGATGATACTTAACTATCTTGTACCTGCTGCTGACATTTCCAGCATAACAAAAATCGAAATCAAGGACGTATCGAACAATGTGATTAGTTTGAACGATGTAGACATTCCGGTTACCACTGACCACATGATGGTACATACCATCGAGGTAAAGGAGGGATAGTGTGGCAAAAACAGATTGGACTATGCTTGATACCATAAAGCCCGAGGACTTAAATGCAATAGGGGCGGAGATAAATGCTGCTAGGGAACACACGGACCAGAAGGTACAGGCAATCACCCCGGAAAGCATCGGCGCCGAAACCCCATCGGGAGCGCAGGCTAAGGCAAACCAAGCGGAGGCTAATGCCAAGGAGTATGCAAATAAAAAGGTAGCTAGCATCCATGTGCCCGTAAAATCAGTCAACAACAAGACGGGCGATGTTAGACTGACGGCGGCGGATGTGGGTGCCGAAACCCCATCGGGAGCGCAGGCTAAGGCAAACCAAGCGGAGGCTAATGCCAAGGAGTATGCAAATAAAAAGGTAGCTAGCATCCATGTGCCCGTAAAATCAGTCAACAACAAGACGGGCGATG